GTGTTGGGTGCTCTGTCTGGTCACTCGCAGGGGTCGGCAAAGGCTTCCCAGATCTCGCTGTGGGGTTCCGGGGCCGCAATCTCTTTCTTGAAGTCAAAGACGGCTCCAAGCCGCCGTGCAAGCGTAAGCTGACGCCGGATGAGGAAGCCTTTCACGCGTCTTGGCGCGGGCATGTCGCCGTGGTCGAAAGCGTCGAGGACGCTCTGAAAATTGTGGGGGTAATGTGATGAAAAAAGAGCTTCGTGGGTGGAAGGCGATTAAAGACCACCTGATCATGTGCCGGGAAACAATCATCAAGTACGATTTTCCTGTTTATTCTGCTCGACGGCATGGCGCGGTGTGGGCTTATGCAGAAGAGCTAGATCTTCACAAGGCCAATCTTGAAAAAAAGTTTTCAGGAGTCGCACAAAACTGCACAGAATTGCACAAAACTGCACAAAATTGCACATTTTCTTAGTACATTATATCGAAAAATATGTTACGCTCCCGGCAAAAGTCAGGAGCGTTTTTTTTATGGCAGTTCTTCCCCTTCGTTATTTCTCACCCGATGAGTTCCGATGCAAGGACGGATGCGGGGCGGGGATCGAGCATATGGATCCTGAAGTTCTCCGTATGCTCGACGAGGCCCGCAAGTTGGCTGGTATCCCGTTCTCCCTTTCTTCCGCCTACCGCTGCCCCAAGCACAACAAGGCGGTCGGCGGTGTTGCCGATTCAGCCCACACGCGCGGCTATGCCGTAGACATCCGCTGTACGGATTCTCACTCCCGTTTCGTCATGTTGCAGGCCCTGCTTGAGGCCGGATTCCGGCGCATTGAGCTGGCTCCGACATGGATCCATGTGGACAACGACCCCGACAAGCCGCGTGACGTGGCGTTCTACCAGCAGGGAGGCAAGTACTGATGGATCTTTCTATTCTCGTGGATTTTCTGAATTCTCAGACGGGCACGTGGGCGCTCGTTATAGCTGCGCTCGGGGGCCTCTGCGCTTTGGCTTCTACATTCATGCCCGTACCAGGTGAGCAGTCCGGAAAGGTCTACAAGGCTGTCTACACTGTTGTGAACTGGATCGGCTGCAACTTCGGCAAGGCGACGAACGCCGACGACGCCGCGAAGAAAAAGGCGTGAGCGTGTCCCGTGTCGTTGAAGTCCTCGCCCTCGCGCTCTCGCTCGGCTACCGCTGGCTTGAAAAGCTGGATGCGGATCGGGCTCAAGCTTTCCGAAATTCTTTGCGTGATGACCCTCTGCGCGTGCTCATGCAGCAGACCGGGGGGAAGCCTTCCGATACCGTCCACGCCTACTCTGACAAGTCAGAAAATCGTGGTGCTGGACGGGGTGAGGGGTTGGTGGATCGATGAAAGAGACGCGGCAACGCTGGCCCAATGGATCTACGATGTGACTGGAGAAGGTGGGCGATGAGTAATGACATCCAGTTCCTCAACATCATGTTGTCTGTAATTACTGGACTTTTGACCCTCATGGGAACTTCTTTTGGGTGGTGGTTGGCTCGTCTCTCAAAGAAAATTGATGAGCTCATGCAGCATCGTCAGGGGTGTATCATGCAGTTTGCTGATAGAGCCGGCAATTCAGACGATCACCGTAGGATTTGGGTCAAGCTTGATGATCAGGAACGGCGGCTAACTACTTTGGAAGCCGTGCGTAAGGTATAACTAGGATCCGAGAGTCACGCGGCGACGTTCCCCCCGGTCGCCTATCGCCCGCTGCAGCGGGGTACAGGATAAACGGTCGCCTTCGAAAAGGGCTATGCATATCGACGCCGGAGCATAGCCGCCCTTCACGGGGAATCGGGCGGTGTAGCATGGCAGGGCCGATATATCGCGTGATGTACTGCAATGAAATTCTCCTTCGGGGGGTCAATTTTTGGGAGTTGAGCATGGCAAGAGAGGACAAGCTGAAGCCTGTACGAACCAAGGAAGAAGCAAGGGAACGAGGCCGGAAAGGTGGCATCGCGTCAGGCATCGCCCGGCGTGAGAAGAAAACTTTTCGGGCCACGCTTGAACTCCTGCTTGATCGTAAGCTCGACGGCTCACCACTCACCGGGCGCGAGGCCGTTGCCGTTGCTCTTTTCGAAAAAGCTATGTCCGGTGATGTAAAGGCTTTTCAGGAGCTTAGAGACACCGTTGGTGAGAAGCCCGTGGATAAGCAGGAGCTGTCGGGCCCTGACGGTTCTGCGGTTTCCTCTGAAATTGTTGTCCGCTTTGTGGAGCCGAAATGATCGATGCACCTTTGCCTGTAGCTTTTTCCGAACTCTTCAAGCCACATCGCTATAAAGTCTTTTATGGCGGACGGGGCGGGGCGAAGAGCCGGAGTTTTGCGCGGGCTTTGCTGCTTATCGGTACTCAGCGGGCGATACGGTGCTTGTGTGCCCGCGAGGTGCAGAACTCTATCCGTGATTCAGTAAAGCGACTTCTTGATGACGAGATCGGACGGCTTGGGCTTTCCGGCTTCTATCGCTCGACGGACAACGAAATTCGGGGAGTGAACGGCTCTCTTTTTATCTTCTCTGGTTTGCGTATGTCTCCTGAACGCTTGAAATCTTTTGAGGGCATTACGCATTGCTGGATCGAAGAAGCTGAGACGGTGAGCGAGCGTAGCCTTGATCTACTCATCCCGACGATGCGGACGGCGGGATCGGAAATCTGGATGAGCTTCAATCCAGATCGCGTAAATTCCATTGTATGGCAACGCTTTATCGTGAAGACACCGCCACCTGACAGCTTTGTCAGGAAAGTAGGGTGGCGCGACAACCCATGGTTCCCCGATGTGCTGAGGTCAGAGATGGAGCACTGCAAGTCGACGGATCCGGACAAGTACGATCACGTGTGGGAAGGGAACCCAGTGCTTGTCGCTGCAGGATCGTACTACGGGCGGCTGCTTCAGAAAGCCGATGAAGATGGACGTATCGGGAAGGTTCCCGTTGAACCGAACCTTTTGGTCAACACGGCGTGGGACTTGGGCATGGCGGACTCCACGGCGATATGGTTCTTCCAATTCCTTCCGGTTGGAAACTTCGGAGAATGGCGCTTTGTCGACTACTACGAGGCCAGCGGAGAAGGGATGGCGCACTATGCTGAAGTGCTGGCGAAGAAAGGCTATCGCTACGGCGCGCATATTGGGCCGCATGATCTTGCTGTGCGCGAACTCGGGACGGGCAAGAGCCGAATAGAAACCGCGCGAGGAATGGGTATCAACTTTACCACGGCCCCACAGCTTCCCGTAGCTGATGGGATTGAAGGCGCACGGCAGGTTATCGGGGCTGCATGGTTCGACCGCGACAAATGCGGGCAGGGCCTCCAAAGCCTTTGGGCATATCAGCGTGAGTTCGACGAGGTGCGCGGGTGCTTCAAAGAGCATCCGCTGCATGACTGGACAAGCCACGGCGCGGACGCTTTCCGGTATGCTGCGGTTGGATACAGAAAGCCGGATACCGGATTCAAGCCGCTGTCTAGAACAAATTTGAGGGTGTGCTGATGTCATATTCCAAAGGGATGAAAGAGCGCATCCGGGCAATCGTATCGCGTGAGTCGAAACATTGCATCGGAATTGATGGCGGGGAACTATCCCGCGCTCGTACCGATCTGAAAGAGGCATATCTCGGGTATGGCTATGGAGTAGACAAAGAACGCGCCGGGCGTGGCCTCTCTACATACGTAGACCGGACGATGATGGAGACGATCGAGTGGGCGAAGCCTGGACTTTTTAGGGTCTTCGGTAACGAAGAGATCGTACGGTTCGACCCAAGGTCGCCGGAAGAGGAACAGGCGGCTGAAGATGCCACAGTCTACATCAATCAGGTCGTCTTTGGGCGTCGGATGTTTCAGATCATCCACAATGTGCTGGCGGATGGACTCTATCAGCGTGTCGGCTGGTGCATCGCACACGCGCCGAAGAAAGAGAAACAGCAAGTCGATCAGTACACCGGGCTGACTGAGCAGGAAGCCATAGCGCTTATCTCTCAATCTGGAATTTCTAGCCCGGAAGAGGTCGAGAGCGTCAGCTATCCCGATCCGCAGTTCGGAACACTCTTTGATCTGACACTTCGGACGACGCGGGAAGAGCGGGAGATACGGATCGATCCCATTCCTTCGGAAAGGGTCATCATCTCCGAAGATGCCGCCGATGTGGAGTCTGCACGGTTCGTCGCGCACTGGGAAATCAAGACGGCCTCTGATCTGAGAAAAGAGGGATACTCACAGGTTTTTATTGACGAACTGCCCACGGAATCCGGAGATGATGAAATGCCGGAAACGCGGGTGACTCGGGAAGTTAATGCCAGCAGTACCGATGCCCCGGAAGGTACGGGTGCGCTCAAGCGTTTCAAAATATGGGAAGCGTGGACTGAATGCGATCTGAACGGCGACGGAATCGCCGAAAAAGTCAAGGTTACGTACTGCGGGGATGACAACAACATTGTCGTGCTGGATTTCGAAGAGTGGCCGCTGTACCGCGCTCCGCTCTTCAATGCCTGTTCCCTGCCTCTGCCTCATGCCGTTGTTGGGCTGTGCCTTGGCGATCTGGTCATGGATCTTCAGTCGCTCAAGACTGAGATGACGCGGCAGTATCTTGATGGCCTCGCTTTCTCGAATCAAGCTGAAATAGTCGTAAGGACAGGGGTAGCAGGTGGGGAGATCGACATGGAATCCCTCTTGTCTCGCGGACCCGGGAACGTCATCCGCGCAAAAGGTGATGCTGAGATCACCCCGCTTCCTGTCGTCACGTCTTCAGGGGAAGCGCTGCAAGGCATTGAGCTTGCCGACGGCATGACTGAACGCAGGACGGGGATCAGTTCCCGTACGCAGTCAATCCAAGCTGATACGCTCCAAAACACAGCTACCGGGGCCTCGATCATGGATGAGGCCGTGAACCAGCGGCTTGAGCTTATCGCCCGCGTCTTTGCCGAGATGTTCTTTAAGCCTTTGGGACGGTACGTCCTGCACCTCGTCCACAAGTACCACAATAAGCCAGTGCAGATACGGCTTAAAGGCCGCTTCATGGACTTTGATCCGCGCCGATGGGACCCCGATATGGATATCTCAGTAGCCGTTGGCCTTGGGACAGGGAACCGCCAGCGGCTCGTGGCGACGTACCAGGGCATTCTTGGCATACAACAGCAGATGATCACACAGCTTGGCAAGAATAGCCCGGTACGGCTCACAAACCTGATCTACACCTGCCATAAGATGGCTGAGGCTGCTGGTCTTGAGGCTCCTGAGCGTTTCTTCGGGACAGAGGAACAGGCTGCACAAGCGGAACAGGCGATCATGAACGCTCCGGAACAACCTTCACCTGATATTCAGAAACTCCAGCTTGAGCAACAGAAGGCGCAGGCGAAACAACAGCTTGATGTCCAGAAAGCTCAAACGGAAGCGCAGCGGAAGGCCTATGAAACTCAGGCAAAAACCGCTCTGGAACGGCAGAAAGTGGAAGGTCAGCTTGCGTTGAAGGCGATGGAGCTTCAAGGCGAAAAGGAACTTGATGCCACACGGCTCATGATGGGCGAACGCGGGCCGGAACTGACAAACCTGCGGGGGGTGTGATGGACGAACAGGAACAGCGGGCGCACGAGGCGAAACGCATACTCGAATCTTCTCTTTTCTCCGAACTGTTTGGAACTATTGATGAGAGGATCGTCAAAAGCTGGCGGGCGGCGGCTGATGAAGCGGAGCGCACAAAGCTATGGCTGAAACAACAGTGTCTTGCTGAAGTGCGGCGGGAATTATTTTCGGAAATGGAAGCGCAGGCACTGAAAGAACAAAGCGACGGCCTTTTCCGGCGTACGCTTAAAGCTCTGAGAGGCATATGATGGAAGAACATGTGAACGGTGGCGGAATGGAACTTCAAGAGCCAGAATCCTCATCTCTTGAAAGCGTCGACGAGATCGCCGCGCTTCTTGATGGGGATGACGCGGAAGAACAGCAGGAAGAGGGGGAAGGCACGGAAGAACAGCAGGAAGAGGACGGCACACGCCCGCAAGAAGAGGAACCGGAAGAGCCCGAAGAGCAACCCGAACCGGAAGCGGAGGATGTCCCGGAAGGATGGGACGGAGAAGTCTTTAAGGCGCTTCCTCCGGATGCCCGTAAATGCGTAACGGAGCGCGAGCGTGCGTATGCTGAGGCTATTTCCTCCCGGACGGCTGAACGCGATCGGGCTGTACAGGAAAAGACACTGTATGAGCAGTCCGTATCCTCGGAACTCCAGACGGCGCTGCGTATTGTACACGATGTCGTGAACGGCGAGTTCGCCGGAGTAGACTGGTTGAAGCTCCAGCGCGAAGACCCGCAGACGTTCCTTGCTCTGGATGCTGAACGTAAAATGCGCATGGAAGGCATCCAACAACTGCACCAGAACGTGATCAAGGCACAGCAACATGCACAGGAACAGGCGGCGCAGCGGAGTGCTGCGGAGCTCAGGACCGAGTTCGAAAAAGCCATTCCCGAAGTCAAAGCCATATACGGGGATGGGTTCGAGCCCAAAAAGTACCTGTCTGAAGTCACGGGCTGGATGAGGGCTCAGGGCGTACCGGAAGGTGTCTTTGGACAGATCACCAAGGGCTACGAACTCAAGGCGATCACCAAGGCCATGCTCTATGACAAGATGCAGGAAGCGAGGAAGGCGGCGGCAAAGAAGCTTGCCGAATCCCCGAAGGTTCAGCCACCCAAGGGGCGCCCCGCAGGTGACAACGGAAGCGCGGATCGTGTACGTGCGGCGCGCGCTCTGCTCAACAAAAACCCCAACAGCACCGACGCAATCGTCGCCATGCTTGAAGCCGAAGCCTAAAGGAGGGCACTATGGCAAAAGTAAGCGGTCAGCTCAAGGACGCGAGCATCAACGGTAAGCCTCGCGACTTGATGAACATGATCTTCGACATCTCCCCTACGGACACCCCCTTTCTCACGATGAGCGGGAAGAGTTCCGCGTCTCAAACACTGCACGAATGGCAGACGGATGTACTGAACGCTCCGGCCAAAAATGCACAGCTCGAAGGTGACGACGCCAAAAATTTCGAGGCAAGCAATACTACTGAGCTGACGAACAAAACGCAGATCCTCAGCAAAAACATCAGCGTCTCGGGCACGGCGCAGGCCGTAAAACAGGCAGGCGTGAGCAAGCAGTACAACTATCAGCTTGCCCAGCGCATGAAGGAAATCAAAAAAGACCTCGAACTCGCTCTGTTGAGCAACCAGATCGAGGGAAACGACAACGGCACGAACCAAGGTCGTACGATGCGCGGGCTGCCTTGCTGGATGACTGAAACCTCGAATATCAGTCTGGGTGCTTCCGGTGCTGCTGCTACATCCAGCGCAGTCGCGACTGCTGGAACGGCGCGGGCCTTCACTGAAGAGCTGTTGAAGACCGTATTGACAGGTATCTACACCTCTGGCGGGAATCCTGATCGAATCATGGTTGCCCCTGATCTTCGCGTGAAAATGTCCGAAATTCTGAACGGTGGCGCCACGCGGATGGAAAACGTGGAGAAGAAAAAAGCCACGGCGGTTATCGACGTCTACGTTTCCGATTTCGACACGCTCAAAATTATTCCGAACCGCGTACAGGCATATGAGCCCTATTCCAAAAAAGCGGCATTTATCCTTGACCCTGAATACTGGAAGGTGGCGTATCTGCGAGGGTTCAGCACCAAGGAACTCGCTGTCACTGGCGACAGCAAGAAGGGCCAGATCATTGTTGAATGCACCCTTGAAGCGCGCAATCCTGCCTCTTCCGGTATGATTGCTGACCTTTCGGCCACGGCATGATGAGCGGCGGGGGAAACCCCGCTCAGGGGTAACTATGGCAAGACAGAAGCATATCACGATCCGCATCACAACCGACCGTCAGCCTTGGTTTGACGGTTTCCCCCGTAACCGAGGGGAAGAACTCAAGATGCCGGAGAAAGAGGCCATGCCTTTCATAGAAAAAGGCTTTGCCGAAATTGTACGGGGTTCCGATGGCAGTGAATCTGACTGAACGGGTGGGGAATGGGGACGTCCTCGAATGGCGTAATGATGGTGTCGTCGACCGTTTTCATGGTGGACACATTATCACGAGGGAACAAGAAGTCACGGACATTCTCGAATTGAACGCGGCGGAGAGGAATGGCGACAGGCTCCACGGGTTCCGCATCGCCCCCACGTTCCGCAAGGTTGCCAGCATCCCGGTAGCCGCCGTTGATATTGCTGCGGCACAGGGGCTTGATCTGCTCGGCGATCCTGAGGCTATGCGGCACTTCCTGAACGACCCCGAAAACCGGGCGTTTCGCACGACCTTGGAGAGGGTGTGATGGATCTGCGTTCCTATGACGGGCTGAAAGAAGCCGTGAGAGAGTATCTCGGGCGCGGAGATCTGGACGACAAGATCCCGCTGTTTATCCAGCTTGCTGAACTCAGGCTGAATCGTGAGGTTCGGATGCGCGTCATGGAACGCAGGGCCACAACTGAAGTGCAGGCCGGGCAAACGGCTGTCCCCCTCCCATGGAAGAGGAAAGCCGGGGATTGGGACGTGTTCATGGAAATGCGGGATCTTGTGTGGATGTCCAATCCCCCGGTCAACCTCACGTACATGCCGCCTGATTTGTACGCGGTCAAATCGGTGGTGCGCGGGCTTCCCCGACAGTACACGATCATCGGGCGGGACCTGTTCCTTGTTCCGGCTGCCGATGCTGACGGTAAGCTGATACTGACCTACTACGCTGAGATCCCGCCACTCTCTGCCGAACAGCCTGATAATGAAGTGTTGATTACCTGCCCCGATCTCTACTTGTACGCTGCCCTCGTTGAAGCAGGCCCGTATACGCGGGGTTCCGCTCCGGTCGAGATGTGGACGCAATACTATTCGGCGGCCAAACAGAAGGTTGAGGAACAGGAACAGCGGGCGCGCTTCACGTCAAACGTCGCTATGGCGCCGATTCGGAGGATATGATGAGCCTGACGGACTACGGAGAAAACTGGATGCTGAACGCCTTCAAGTCGGGCGGAACATACTATTTGGGGCTATTCACATCCATTCCGGGAGAAGACGGTGGAGGAAATGAAGTTTCCGGCGGGGCGTACGCGCGGCAGGTTATAACGTTCGGCACGCCATCAGAGGGAAGCCTCAAAAGCGCATCGGCTATTGAGTTCCCCGTTGCTACGGCGTTGTGGGGAACCATCGTTGCATGGGCGTTGTTCACTGCCGCAAGCGGGGGGAACATGATCTGGTATGGGGATATTACAAATCCGAAAGAAATATCCCCTAGTGATATTGTACGATTTGAAGCCGGAAGCATTACCTTAAACATAGACTGAGTTCAATATGTCGTCATCGTTCTATGCCCTTTCACCGCCTCCCCAAACGCTCGAATCTACTGGTGAATGGGGCGATATTGATTCCCTGCTGTGGTCGCTTGATGATCCACGCTGGCTGACAATCGGTGTGTATGGAATCCGGGGAACGGAAGCGGCAAGGACGACACAGGGCGTGATGCTTTCCAAGCGCATACGCCTATTTTCCGGTGCGGCAACGGTAGCGACAAGCGGATTTGGTTTTATTTCCGCCACTGTTTTACCCAAAGGAGAAACAAGGGCTGTATCTTCAGAACATGCCTCACTTGTTCGCGGGCTCAGTCTTTCCGGGAAGGACTCCGCAGCATCTGATGATGGAGGAATAGTTTTCCGCATCCGACCCGTTTCCGGTTCAGCCTATGCTCAGGCTACGGAGACGGAGGGGCCGTGTAGAGTTCGACTTCTCACGGCTCCTGTTTATGCTGTTTCGAGTGAAAACAGTCTTCTGGTATTGCGAGAAAGATGTACTTCCGGAGAAATTACTGCACATACTTTCGAAACTGCAATCCCTTCGATCAAAGGGCATAACTGGAACGAAGAGGCACAGATAACAGGAGACTGGAAAATTCTTCATGATGATACGGCGCGGGGGTGGATCCCGATTTCTGGAACGCATCCTGCTAACTGGCGGGGGATCGTACAATGGCCATAAACATGACAACGATCGAATTTGCCGCATGGGAGCCAGATCAGCCCGCGTACGGCGGACAACAGGCGCTCGACGCCCAGAACGTCATTCCGGGGAAGCGCGGCTACCGCTGTATGCCGGGGTTGGCGAAGATGGCGAAACCTGCGCTTTCTTCAAGCGTACTTGGCGCATTTAGCATGAAAGATCTTTCGGGTGGGCTGATTACCGTGGCGAGTACTGAGCATGGGATTTTTTCGCTCGACGGCGCGGAATGGGCGCAAAAACACTCGGGGGCGGCATTGTCTTCAAACCGGGAGTTTGTGAGCTACGGGGACGTTATCTATGCGCTGTACGGGACGATTTTGCTGAAAGCGGAAGTTTCCGGGGCTGTGCAGGATTTTTCTGCCGTCAAAGATGCTCCGGCTGCCGCTAGGCTCGGAATTATCAAGGATTTTCTTGTGCTCGGCAAACTGTCGGGTCAGGGAAACGCAATCCGGTGGTCAGGCATTGACGATCCCGATGCATGGCCTGCACCGGGGAGCAATGACGCTCAGTACAAGCAATCGGACATCCAAATTTTCCCGGTAGGCGGGAATGTACAGGCCATTGTAGGCGGCGTTGGCGGTGTAGACGGGTTGATTTTCATGGAAGAAGCTGTTCATCGGGCTACGTTTGTAGGCCCTCCCTATGTCTTCCAGTTCAATGTTGTGGACAGACGGAGAGGCGCACTCGCTTCCCATTCTCCTATCGTGTGCGAAACAACATGCATTTATCTGGCTTCTGATGGCTGGTACGCTACAGACGGCGCAAGTGTGAGAGCCATAGGTGCAGAACGCATCGACCAGTGGTTTTTCGATACTTGCGATATGGACAGGGTTGAAGAAGTCCGCGGAGTATGGGACGCGCAAAACCGCGTGGCATTCTGGTCTTTCCCGGACAACGGGTGCCCGCATAATATCCACAATAGGCTTCTCATCTACAACTATATCGTCGACAAATGGTCATATGCGAAGCTGAACACGGAATTCCTTTTTGAAGACTATGCGCGTGGCATGACGCTTGAAGATCTTGACGTATACGGAAGCCTTGAAGATGTGCCGTTCTCTCTGGATTCTTCGGGGTTGAAGAACAGAAGCCTCGGCATATCAGCCTTTGACATGGAGCATACGCTGTCCCGCTTCTCTGGAGATGCCCTCGAAGCCGTCATTGATACGGCGGAAGTCGGCGGGCAAAGGGTGTTCATGCACGGCATACGCCCGCTTGTTGACCGGGGTGACGCCGAAGCCGCCCCGGTATGGCGCATTCTTCAAAGGGATATACCAAGCTTTGGAACATATAGCAGGCAGTCCAGAGATGGGGTCTGCTACCAACATCTTTCTGCAAACTATATTCGTGCGCGGGTCCGTATCCCTTCCGGAAAGCACTGGCTGTCTGCTGTTGGCTGTGAGGTCATGGCGGAACTTGAAGGGGGTATATGATGGCATTTTGCACGGTTACAGGAGAGTCAACGCCGCTCCATATCATTGAAATTGCACAGACAGCAAACGAGGCCCTGCGCGGGGAAACGTACACAACTGGCGTAGTAGACGTAATGGAAGGAGAGACAGTGGTCACGGTTCGAGATGCCCGCTGTGGGGCGGGGAAGCTGGCGTCCCTTGTTCCTCTCGACGCCAAGGCTTCCGCCGTGTCGTGGTGGCTCTCATCCATGCTCAATGGTGAAATGACATTCACTTTTTCCTCCGCTCCGGGGGCTTGCCGTTTTGGGTGGGCGCTTCTCGGCGCGGGCGGGCAAATCAAACAAGGATAAATCTATGTATCAGCGCAGTATCGGACCTCAGTTTCAGTTTGGTTCTCCTATGGCACAGGTTGCTCCGTCTCAGGGTGCTGGTGGCGCCATCCCCGGTGGTGTAGCTCCCATGCAGATGCAGGACAGTGGCGGCATGGATCCTACACAGATAGGCGGCTTGCTTGGGATGCTCAAGAACATGCAAGGGAATCCTGCCGGGCAGAGTGATTTCAGCTTTGATGCAAACAAGACCATATCCGCACTGCCCAATCTGGAGAACGGGGTTCAATTCGGCGGGATTCCTGCGGGGCAATCTCCTAACAACCTTGGAGGAATGTCGTTTATGAACGGACCGCAGGGAAGCGGGATGGCGGACTATTTTAAAAACCTTCTTGGGGGCGCATGATGGGTGAATTTTCCCGCGTCTACAAGACGGAGCTTTCCGATGTGCAATTAGGATCGGTCTGGGAACGGTTCGTAGAATGTGACCGCGATCAGCATATTTTCTATAATAAGCCACCAATGGACGGGAAAGATTTTGCCCGGTTCTGTCGGGACGAAGACGTGCACTTGTGGGTGATCCTGTTCCGGGATGAGATTGCGGGGATTTTCTGGCTTACTGGGCATGAAGGAAAGACGGCGTACTGCCATTTTGGCCAGCTTCCGACGAAAGCAAAACGCACTGCAGAAAAGATCCCCGTACAGCTTGGATTTGGGAGATATTGCCTTGGGACGGCGCTATGGGCGCATGACGGGCAGGACTTTTTACTTGATCGTCTTCTCGGGCTGACTCCACTTTGCAACCGTTCGGCGGTACGTTTTATCGACAGGCTTGGGGCTCAACCTGCTGGCATTATCCCAGGCGCGTGTTTTTTCAATGAATCCGGAAAAAATGAAGATGGAATAGCAACATATTACACTCGCGAAACCGTACCTATGGAATGGTGCAAGGTATAGGAGAAAGATATGGGCGGTGGAAAAGGTAGCAGTGGTGGTTCCACCACGACAGTGCAGAAGGCCGATCCTTGGGAAGGTCAGCAACCCTATTTAGTCGGCGGGATACATATAAATGGCGTTCCGATTGCTGGCACTTTTTATGAAGCAAACAAACTTTATCAAAACGGTCAGCTTGCACCTGAATACTATCCGGGGCAGACGGTTGCCGATCAGTCGCCGTGGACGCAACAGGCGCTCCAGATGCAGGCGGACAGGGCACAGAATGGATCAGGGGTTATCAACTCCGCGACGGATGCGATTCAAGGTATCATGGGCGGATCGGGTATCACGGGCAATCAGGGATTACAGACGCTTAATCAGATGGCGTCTTCTTCCGACTCGAACCCATACCTTGATGCTATGTACAACAGGGCGAACAATCAGGCGCAAGCCTCTCTGAACGCCAATTTTAGCGGAGCGGGCAGGTATGGATCTGGAGCACATGAGGCCGCATCCGCAGATGCCGCAAATAACCTAGCGACACAGCTTTACGGCGGGGCCTATGAATCAGATCAGAACCGTCGTCTTTCCGCAGCACAGGGAGCGGGGCAACTCTACAATCAGGGTATTGGACAACAGATTCTTGGGTCCAATGTCGCGCAACAGCTAGGGAACCAAGCCTATACTGACGCTTCGGCCTTGTCTCAGGCTGGCGGAATCATGGACGACTACAACCAGCAAAAGATCAACGCGGATATTGATCGGTACAACTACAACGCCCAACGCCCATTGAGTGCATTGAGCGCTTACAACCAGCTGATTCAGGGGAACTACGGCGGCACCAGTACCAGCACCGGGAAGCAATCCGGAGGGAGCAACACGCTAGGAAGTGTTCTTGGTAGTGGGCTAACTGGATATGGTATTGGTGCCGGATTATCTGGTTTAGCGGGCGCGGCTGCTTTGACAAGTCCATGGGCTTTGGGGGGAGCCGCTCTTGGCGGCCTTCTCGGTCTCTTGTGAGGTGACGTATGGCATTTTTCGGAAGCGGCTATTTCGGTCAGGGGTTCACTCCGGCGGACATCCTTTTTGCACAGCAGAACCAGCAACAGCCGACAGCGGGGAGCTTTCAGGCGCCACAGCAACCTACAGGATCGTTTTTCGGAAGCAATCCGAATTTGGCACAAACTGGCGGACTTCTCAGCCTATTGGGGACTGATGGACAGCAAGAGAAACAGGGGCAGTCACAACAGGGCGTGACCCCTTCCACGACTTCAGCCTCGGCTCCGGGATCGTTCTTTGGCGGCAAGCGTGAGCCCTCTTTTGAAGAACAGGAGCGGGAATACTCCTCCATCCGGGATCAGGTCATGAAAGACCCCGGAAGCGCGGCGCTACTCGCTGGACTGTCCATTTTGAGCGCGAACAGGCCCAGAAACGGACGCACCCCGGGCCTTGGGGAGTTGGTCGGGGCAGGGGGCCTTGGGATGATTCAGGGGCTCGGGCAGATGCAGCAGGCGCAGGACGTGCGGCGTAAGCAACAGATGGACATGGAGATGAAACGGGCTGAACTGGCAAGCAAGCTAGGCCCTAAATATGAAAAAGTCGGAAACCGCCTGCTTAGGACAAAACCTGATGGAACCGTTGATGTAGCATATGAGGGAGAGCCTGAGCTTAGTGGAGATGCTGCAAATCTTGCGATCATCCTTGGAAGGAATCCTTCCGTTCAAGAGCTGATGGACTACAGGAAGAAAGGAGCATCTTCTGTCAATGTCAATACAGGACTTCCTTTTGATCAGGCCACAAAAGCCGCAGGTGTACTGCAAGCCCAACAACAGCTTGAAAACGTTGTGAGTGGTCTTTTTGATGAAAATGGAAATTTCAAGCGTTCTACTGCGTTGGCGTCAATGATTCCAGGTACTGATGCCGCACAATACGATAAACAGGCTACTCAAGCCCTTGAAGCTTGGCTCCGAGCAATGACTGGCGCAGCTATCACAAAAGAAGAGCTGAATAGCTATCGCGATATGTACATGCCAAGGCCGTGGGACAGTGAAGAAGTGGCCAAAGACAAGATAACTCGACTGAATGCTTTGTTTTCAAGCAGTTTGGATATGATGGGGAGTAAGCTTCCTTCGTCAGCCCGCAAGCCTGATATTCAAGTGGAATTTCCTAATGCTAAACCTGCGTTGAATGGAAACGTGTCTGTCCGAGGTGCTGTAGGAGGTAAACGTGAAAAAACTCCTGCTGTCCCTGAACTTCCCCCCGGATTTGTGCTTAATAACTAGGCGGTACTGCAATGAGAACGGCATATAATCCTCAGACAAAAGAAGTCCTCGGGCTGAAAGATGGACAGTGGACAAAGTTACAAACGGCTAGCAACGACAAGGGTGATATGCTCTATCTTGGGGATTCCGGATGGGAACCTTTGAATCTCGGAGCGGCATCTACCCCAGATCAGCCGCAACAAGGTGAAAAAAGTTTCTTGGAAAACGTCAAAGACACCATCGGGATGCATGATCCTGCACGTGCTCTCAGCCTTGGAACCAGAAATGTTTTAGAAGGGCTTGGAAAAGGTGCAACGCTTGGGCTTGGCGATCCGGGCCGCGTCGTTTCTGACTGGGTGGGGTTGGCAAAACCGGATACGGATGCCGAACGGATGCGCGGGGCGTTTATTGAGGGCGCATCCGGAACGCTTCCCATGCTCGGAACGGGTGCGGTGATGCAAGGGGCAAAGGCTGCCCCTAGTATTACGAAATATTTGACCGCTTCCCCATCTTTGCAAGTTGCGGGTGATGCTTCGGCAAATCTTGCTTCTGAGGTTGCACGTCAATCTGGAGCGGGAAAGGGTGGTCAGTTTGCGGCGGCTCTGGCTGGCGGTGTCGCACCGGGCGCGGTCTTGGCTCCTTTTCGTGTGGCTGGCCGCGCTATCGGAACAGGGATTACGGCCTTAGATGCACTTTCATCCGCAGGACAGAAAAAGATTGCCGGGTCTACGCTGCGCCGCATGGCGACCACGCCTGAAGGTATTGAACGGGCAATACGGGAACGTATTCCCGCTTCCGAACTTGTCCCCGGAAGCGCTCCGACATTGGGCCAGATTGCCGAAGATCCCGGCATCGCCGCTCTTGAGCGCAGCCTGAAAGATACGGATACGCAGGGCGGCAGAATTACGAACCGATACGGCGAACAGGAACAGGCTAGGCAAGCAGCCCTTGCTGACGTCTACAACCGCGCAAACCCTCGTGTAGCCGGACTACGTGCGGGCATTGATTCTGAATTGAGCGGAACGGCGATGTCCACGGATGCCTCGCAAGTTGGAAAAGATCTTCTTGAAGCCAGAAACGCTGGCGAAACAGCTTTCAAAAAACAGTTTGTGACTCCGGCCTATGAGTCTGTTGACCCGGAAGGGACGTCCCGTTTTCTTGTTCAGCCTATTCTTGATGACGCTAAAACATATGCCAATAAGATGTTCGGGCGTTACCGTGTCCATTCACCAGACAGCGCGACGCAAAGACAAATAAACGCCATGCGGGAAGCTATGGACGCGGAAGGCGCAGTCCCTTTTTCAGAAATCAATCATTGGCGTTCCGCACTCAGCGAGGCCGCATTTAATGATGCCAAGGCCGGAGATTACCGACAGGCGGCAATGGCTAACCGTATCAAAGGCTTTCTCGACGGCTACGTTGACGATATGTCATACAATGAGGCTCTGCGCGGACAACGCCCTCAAATCAACAGCCGTAGCCCTTTGTACAAAGAGGCGACACGGTACGCTGAACAAGCGGTAGGCAATGACCCTTTTTGGGATGATATGGCCGAAATAGCCAAGCGTGGCATTAATAAAGACGAGTTTGTCCGCCTGTTCGGGCGCCGTTCATTCGATGATGTGCAGGCTGCATATCCAAACTTGATCCGCAAGAGCGGAACGCTCGATCCTTCTCAGCTTGGCGCTGATATGGTTTCCGCACGGGCTGGCGGATTTGAAACGGATTATGCGCCGCGTGACGCTACCGAATTCGTCAATATGATCGTGGACAGGTTCGGGCCACAAACCCAGACGCGCAAACAGCAGATAGCTACATTGCGGGATCAGTACCTTGCGGAAAACCTTCCCGCACATACCGGACTCTCTCCAGAACAGGCTGAAAAATTCAGGGAAGCCAAGTCCGCAAACCGTGAGATGAACCGTGCGTTTAGGGAGGGTCCCAACAAGGGATTGAATGCGACATACTCCGGACCAGAAAGTTCTGTTCCTAAAAGATATTTTCACGCAGGTGAAGGTTCCAAGGAAGATATTCAAACGTTCATGCGCGGCGTAGGGCGTGATCCGCAAGCCGTTGAAAATTTGAAAAGGTATGCTCTCTCTCAGGCTGCCGAATCTGCGGTAGGCAAGGGGAAGGGGCGGGCAACGTCTCAGGGGTTGAAGAATTGGATGTATGCGCACCGGAACGCCATTGATGAGGTGCCTGGGCTCCGCAAAGATCTAAATGCCATGCTCCGCAATATCAATATTACGGAAGCGGCGGAACAAGGCCTTGATTCGGCTATTTCCCTTTCCAAAACGGGAGATCTCCGCGCCAATGCCTTGATCAATAGCGATCTCTTTGATTGGCGCAAGGGTGGAACCTTCCGGGATCGCCTCATCTCTTCCGGGGCATTTGATGATCAGGATTTGTCCTCACTCTCCAACGTCCGCGCGGATCTTACTCGGGCACAACGGGCGGACAGGCTGGCGTCCACCTCGGGAAGTGCAACCGCGAAAAATCTTGCGACACAGCACATTCTTGATCGCGCGTTAGGTGGAGATGTGGGGCGCACAGGGGGACCGACCGGGAAAACTCTGACGGATAACCTCATTGCCCGCGCTGCCAGCATTCCTGGAAATATTATTGGCGAGAAACTGCAAAAATGGGTTTACGGTGGTGCAGACAGTGCCGTCCGTGATTACCTGACGCAAGCCATGCTTGATCCCAACTATGCGCTTGAACTTCTCGGGCGTGCGAAACCAAAAGAAATTCCAGCGATTGGCAAGGTGTTGAAAGACATCAGGCGGGGTATGGCAATGACGGCTGGGCGTACTTCCCTTCTCGACCTCATTTCCCAGATGCAGGAGTAGCGATGAAGGCACAGGGATTGCTCGATATGCTCAGGGCCATTGGAAGAGATGAGGAACCGCAGGTCAAGCGGTTCATGCCGATTTCCGGGGGGCTCGGGGCGGGGTATGCCAACCTTAATGAAGCCAAGGCCGCGCCGTGGAACCAGCCCGGAATGTCCGGCTTGCTCCGGGACATCGACGACAAGCCGCTTGAGCAACCTGTGTACAGCCCCATTGATCTCGCGGTTGCTCCGGTGGGGGCGGCCGGGCTCGGCGCAAAGGCGCTGGCAATGGTCACGGACCCCGTGATCAGCATCGGGACGGACTACGCTGCGGAGGGGGCGGCAAATGCGTGGGACGTCATGCGGCAGACTCCGGAAGGGCGCAAAAAGGCGGAAGGCCTTCTTGGAATGTTCGCTTCCGGGAACTACTGAGCTCTTTGACAAGGGAATAGGGAACGGATAGAAAACCTGCTGTGGGGCACGCCTCCCGAAAGGAGGCAACCCCATGAAGCAATTCCTCCGGGACGTCGCGGCGCTTGCGCTTGCTGACGTCATAGCGGCTGTTGTGGTTCACTTGCTGAACTTCTAAAAGCAGTTGCCCCGTAGGAATTGCAGTTCCTACGGGGCGCTAAAACTGGATTCTCGAAATCCGGGGGACGTGCCCCACGGGGCGGTGGGTGTTGACGCACTCGCCGCCCTTCCTTTTTCAATAGCCATTCATTCGGGATTGGTCAAGTTTATACCAGCCCTTTCAGCACCTCTATGATGATTCCGGCCATGAATGCCGCCAACAGCGGGGCGCCAGTTTGCAGAAACATGCGGATCATGAGCGCACCCCCTTCTCGATCTGGCTCATGATGCCCAGAAGGTGCCAGCCGGGATTGAAGCCCTCATAGAGTCCGGGCCTGCGCATTGAAAACCCCTCGCACAGCATTGAGAAAAGGCATTGGTGAATGGTCGAATGCAGCCCGGGACCCTCACCGCCCACAGTGAACGGAATCCGATACTTTCTGAGCATGGTGTGCATGACGTTGAACGTCACCTCTACAAGCCTCTCCTTGAGGTGTTCAAGGTCATTCCGCTTCCCGGAGTACAGATCGTCAATCTCCCGCATGAGCCTGCGGCATTCCTCGACTGAGCAAGGGAACGGATCGGCGGAGGCTGAGGGCAGGGCGGCTTCAATGGTCAGCTTCAAGCCTACCAGATATTCCACGGCCTCCCCCATGAGATGGGCGGGAAGTTGCTGGTACTTGGCGATCTGGAAGTGGCGGTTGAAGCGTGTCCAGATTTGAGCATAGGCGCGGGCGCGTTCGGACTTCGGCAACATGCCCACCTTGGCGTCCACGATGGCGTGGATTTGGGCTTGCTGTTCCGCTGTGATGGTGGATGTGGAGATGGTCACGAGTTGTTCAACGGGCACCCTGTCGCCGTACTGTTCGATGACGTCAAGCACCCAACGGCGGAACGCCTTAGCTACCGGAGTCCGGGCGAACATTGCGAGAAGGTGGCAGCCGCGTAGAGAGAATATGCGGGTCTTGGTGAGGAGGTTTCCCGTGGTGCCCATTTCGGGCACGTCGACGATTTCAACCAGTTGCGTCATTTCTGGGGTGAATTCATCGGAATTTCGATCGTACAACCGAGATACTTTTCTGTCATCAGAATACCCCAAGGCACGGGCAAGTTCTGAAGAACGGAACCAAGGTTGATTGTCACGGGTGACGGGGGAGAAAGTGAAATCGTTGAAGCAGAGAGACTGTAACATAGGGTACTCCAAGTGAACTTTTCAAGGTTCTCACAGGCATCTTCTCCAATAGAAAAATGCCGGGTGTTGAAAACAGCACTTGGAGCTGCTCCCCGCCTTTGGGCCGAAGCCTTGGACATATCGGGGACACCCGGCATCAGTAGGTGCACTTATAGCCCAAAAGAAAGCCAAAAAGAATCTTGACTCTCAAAAAAAGCACAAAAAAGGCCATACTGTCGGGTGGCGTAGTCCGCCAAGTGGTGTTTTCAAGCACCGTTGCAGACATGACGCCACAAAAACGTGTAAATGTCAATAAAAAGTGTTGTGATTGATCATGCGTGTATACTTATCTGCATTGAATTAAAAATACATAGTTTGGGTTTGACCCACCGCCATAAATACTAAAAAACGTTCTTTGTGTGGTTTGATCGCTAACTATGTCGTACCCATTTGGACACAGTTCTCCAGCCTTTTTATAACATTCTTGACTATATCCTCCGCACTCAATGGAATATCCAGTCGCTCCACTCGGCAAAATCATTTTTGTTGATGTCGCACATCCTGACAGAAAAATAGCAATTAATATTATTAAATTTTTCATATGAGCATACTTTTTATATAGTTTTTAGCATGTAATAAGTGTTTATTTGTTGCATTTGAATAAAAAATTTTTATTACTCCCTTGAGAATATATTCCACCTATAAATGTTGTGCTGTTTGATTCATCTCCATAGATTATTGTATATCCATTTTGACATATATCACCCATTCTTTTATAACAGTATTGAATCATTGAAGAACCGCATATAACAGAGTGCCCGGGTTCTCCTGATGGCAGAATAATTTCTTCATGTTGGGTATACATTGTAGCACAACCAAACAAAAGTATAGCCGCCATTGCCAACCACAAAATCCGTTTCATCATTTCCCCTCCCTCTCCATACGGAGAATGTCTTTCTCCAGCCGTTACCAGAAAACCCATATGGACTCAATCAAAAAGGAGGTATCCATGCCCGACTCGATCACGCGTTCCCCGATGGCCCCGATTTCCCCGAAAGAAGCCTCAGCCTACACCGGATACTCCGAGCGCACGCTGGCAAGCTGGCGCAGGGGCCGCAAAGAATGGGCTCCGGACAGCAAGGGGCCGCGCTACGCCACCATGAATGGGAGAATCTGGTACCGCCTGGACTGGCTTGACGACTGGCTCGAATCCGTCTGGGCTCCGCATAACAGCTCGGAAAAGATGCAGTAAGCTACATTGTGCGACATCAATTATGTTCCTGCTTGCGCTTTGCTGCTATCGTAGCGCAAAAAAGAGGATTTGCCATATGAGCGTTCAAGACTACTCGACCAATCCAGACGACAATCTGACTATCAGCGGAATCAATATTGCCGAAGGAATGCCCCCCGGCCTCGTGAACAACGCAATTCGTCAGCTGATGTCTGATATTAAAGTCAATTCCACTGAGTTGGAAAATGGAAAGCTCTCGACTAGCGGCGGGACAGTGACTGGAAGTCTTTCGATCAAGAATATGCTTGATCTCATTGGGACTGCGCCCGCGACGGAACAAGAGCTTGGGCTTTTCATGCTCGACAAGAATGGAACGATCATGGGAGGCCATGATTTTGTACATAGTACGGGGAACTTTAAAGTTTCTCAGATGTATGCTCGAAACTCCAACGGGTTGATTTCTTCGCTTGGAGTTTACGCCTCAGAAGACGGAACGCGGTACACGTTGTCGTCACACGACTTAGTTTTGACGAGCGATGTCCGAATTGGTCGGTTATTTGCTGATAATGTTAGACTGATAGTCTTTTCCGGAAATGTCTCCAATGCGGGCTATGCTATGCGTTACTCCCCGGACAACGGTGAGCTCTATCTTGACGGTAGGGCCGTTCACGGAAAGGCAGATACGGCAGTATATGCGGACAACGCCGGGACGCTTGGCGGCAAGGCTGAAAGTGCGCTCTCCGTCGCTTTTGCAAGCGAGGCACAGAACAGCTACGGGCTCAAAGGCATGGACATGATCATCGCAAAACAAACGTACACGTTACCTGGGTACGGTACGTGGAAATACATGTATCTGATTGCTGACAGTGAACATTTTTATGATATGGTCATAGGCGAAGATCCGGGCGGAACAGTTTTGTCGGCGGCATCTTGGGGCGCAGGGGCTTTCATGGACGGGATAGCTTTCAGAAGCGCATAGGAGAAGCAAAATGGCGAAAGACTACGGAACCATCATCTACAGAAAAGAGACACGCTCATACGTGGTCGGTAAGCTCTGCGTGCCGCATCCAGACGATAACAACGTTCCTGATGAAATACGCAGTCAGTTCGCTGAATTGTGGGCTGATGTCGATGCTTACGCAAAAGCGCATCCGGACATGGTGACTGAAGAGCAACCATACGTCCAGCCCGTACCGACAGTAGAAGAACTTGCGGCTCGCATACGCGCCGAGCGTGATAGACGTATCGCTGAGACTGATTACATTGTCATGCCTGACTATCCGATCTCACAAGAAAAGCTTGAAGAGATCAAGGTGTACCGCCAAGCGTTGCGCGATTTGCCGCAACAGCCGGGGTTCCCGTGGGGTGGGCCGGATGATCCTGCCTGTCCGTGGCCTATTTTTCGATGAAATAAACAAAGGGGGATGCATGAACATCCCCCTAAGCGACACGGCAACCGTTGAAAGCCTCTCCGTGTCTGACGTGATCACTATCATGAAAGACAACGGGAGAAATGATTATCATGTGTTATGACCGCATGACTCCGAAAGAGGCCGCAGCCTACCTTGGTTTTTCAACGTCAACGCTCGAAAAATGGCGCAGGGGCAAGAAAGTTTGGGACGAAACGAACCGTGGACCGCGTTATACTTCGTTGAACGGGAGGATCTGGTACCGGAAAGACTGGCTCGACGAGTGGCAGGATTCTGTTTTCGGCCTTACCTCACAACGCCTCACTGTTCCACAATGAACCACTTTACGCCGTATCATTCCGCATCTATCACCATGACATATCATCATTTCATACCATCACATTCATACTGACCTCCAAGAAACCCGGCATCCCGCCGGGGGAAATTTTGGAGGTCTTTTTTATGGCTGAATTCGCATCGAAGGGTGTGGCTGGTTCCGGGCTCGGTCTTGGTATTGCGGGCACTGCTCTGGGGCTGCTCAATGGTGGCTTGGGTGGTCTTTTGGGCGGTCTCGGCGGCGGTAATGCTGCTATGCTTGCCGGAGGCACCGCTCTGGGCGTCATCTCGGAAAAGGACGCGAAGATCGCGAGGTTGGAAGCGGAAAAGTACAGCGATCAGAGCATTGCCACGGTGTACGCGGCTACGAGAGAGGAAAACAAAGCTCTGCGTGAAGAAATGTTTGCGTTCATCAAGCCGCTGTCCGATGAAGCCGCAGCCAATCAGGTGAACATTGCCCGCATCGAAGAACAGATCAAGTGCATGGGCAAGACCAGCGAACTTCGCGAACAGATTGTTCTCGGCAAGGTGAACGAAGTCGCCATGACCGCCAACAACGGCCTTACCGCCCTTTCCGGCGCCGTCGCGTGTCTCCAGCAGACCGTGAGCGGTCTGACGAAGACGATCATTCCGGCTTCCGCTGTGTGCCCTCAGCCCATGCCCGCTCAGAATGCATGGGTGGCTCCGAACAGCTGCGGGTGCTCCTGCAACAACGGCTAGGAGGTACACCATGTGCTGTGTGCCTACTATCAACGTGACGGGCGTTACGGTCAATACCACCACGAACGTGGCGACGTTGGCCCTTGACGCTCCACTTCCGGACCGTGGCGCCTTCCGGCTGCGCTTCTGCAACTGCTCTGGGGCACAGCTCGATCCGTTTTGTGTCACGCCATGCACGAATCCACAGGCAAAGGTCCAGTTCTCGTATACGCCTACGGGCGGAACTGCGACAACGTACAGCACGGTTTACAACTGCCCGTGCTGCTGCGGGGCTATCCCCAGTTTCGTGTATCTCTCTCAGGTCGTAAAACAGGCTGCCCGCTGCTGTGGCATCCTTAACGGAAAAAGCTCGTTCGCCTCGTCCGGAGCTGTCTTTCTGACTGACTGCCTCCCGTGTGCGAACGTGAGCTACGCGACGACAACCACGCCTTCGGCGTAATCAAAGAGGTCAATCATGCCAAAACTTGATCCGAATCACGTTGGAACTATCCTTGCCGCCTATCTTGATCAGGAAGTCATTCCCAAGGCTACCGGGCTGCAAAAAGTCGGGGCGATCATGGTTGGAACCATCGCGGCTCAAAAATCTGGGCAGATGGTCAAACAGTACACGCCCGCGTTGAAATTCGCTGATGTGATGGATGAGGCAGGCATGATTGACCTTGATAAAGCCTATGCCTTGGCAAAAGACGCTTTTCAGAAGTCTGGGAAGGTGCCCGTCATGGGGCTTCTTCTCGACGATGGAGACGTTGAAATCATTCATGAAATCGCAAAAAGATACGCCCAGTGAGGTCTATCATGGAATATAAAGAATGGCGGCAGAACGCCGCTGAGGAAACGGAAGAGCGCGTGCTCAAGACCATCGACAAGATTCTCGATGACAACGAGGGCTCGTCCCGACTGCACGCCCAAGAGCTTGATGATCTTCTGGACTGCTGGAAGATCATGTGCCACATACACCCGAACATGCCGATGAGCAACAAGTAACTTTCGGCATCCTCCTGACACAAAAAAATCCCCCTCCCGGCGCGAACCGAGGAGGGGGATTTTTATAGCTTGCACCAAGCGTTTGGTGCGAAAATGTTTTTAACATATTGATTTTACTAGTATGTAAGATTGACTGTTAATCACTAGGTTGGCGGTTCAAGTCCGTCCCGGGGAGCCAG